TTCATAAAGTAGTACCTTATGGCAACGCAAGAGGCCCAGAACACAAGACCCAATCTTATGCGAGCACCCCTGCAATACGAGAAGCTGCGATGATAATTGCAGTGGACATCTGGCAAGCAAGACAAGTTAGCCAGACAGGTGGGGTCGGTATGGATGGGATCAGTGCCAGCCCCTATCGGATGGGTTATCAGCTGATTAACCGAGTGCGTGGTCTCATCCAGCCGTATTCAAGTCCAGCATCACTGGTGGGCTAATGGCAGCGATCTCTACCCTACGTGGCACACTAGCAACAGCATTAACAAACAATGGCGTATGGTCAACCTTTGCATTCCCACCTGCAACCCTACTTGCTAATAGCGTAGTTGTAACACCTAGCGATCCTTATATTGTGCCAAACAATAACAGCCAGACAAGCATCGCACCCCTGGCTAATTTTAAGATTTTAATAACTACACCTGCATTTGACAATCAAGGCAACCTATTAGGCATAGAAAATTTTATTGTGGCAGTAGTAACCAAACTAGCGGCATCCACCCTAGTTTACAACATATCAAGTGTCTCCGCTCCAGCTATAACCAATGCAGCTAGTGGAGATTTATTAACATCAGAAATAACTGTATCAATCCTAACGAGCTGGAGTTAAAATGAGCACACACGAAGAAGACTTAGCCTTTCTAAAAAAGACAGGCCAACTAGCAAGCGCACCAAAACCAACTGCACAAACTAAGAAAGACGAGGAATAACAATGGCAATCTATTTAAATAATAACGTAGGTGTTAAGTTGGCTACCAATGCTGCGCCAACCACACCATCCATCGACATTAGCGCATATGTAACTAATGCCGTAATTAATCAGATCGTGGACGAGTTAGAAGTAACCGCTATGGGTGACACAGCACACAAGTTTGTTGCTGGTCTACAATCAGGCACATTTACTATTGACTTTATCAATGACTGGGCAGCATCTCAGGTTAATGAGACACTAAGCGCAGCCTTTGGCAAGACTTTATCAGTATCAGTAATTACTGTTAAGGGCACTACTGTGTCAGCAACAAACCCTACTTACCAATTCTCAATACTTGTAAACAACCTGACCCCAATCGGTCAAGGTGGCGTGGCTGAAATTGCTACCTCATCTATCACATTTACAGTAAACTCCGCAATCACAGTGTCATCATCGGCACCATTTTAATTAAGGAGTAATAATGGCAAAGCTAAAGATAACAAGGGCTAATGGTGAAGTATCAGAGCACAAGATAACACCAGGTGTCGAGTACGCTTTCGAGTTAAAGTACGGATCAGGAATTAGCAAAGTCCTGCGTGAACACGAACGTCAAACAGAAATATTTTGGCTGGCTTATGAATGTTTACGCAGGGCTGGCGCACAGATACCTTTATGGGGATCAGAGTTTATTGACACTCTAGATACTGTCGAGGTATTAGACGAAGAAAAAAAATAACTGAGCGGTCTTCAGTCCTTTACAGCATCGCACAGCTGAGCGTAGAGACTGGGATACCGCCTAGAGAGTTTATTGATATGGATAGCGAAATGTATGCCGCAATCATACAAGTGCTAACCGACAGAGCTAAGGAGATCCGAAATGCCAGTCGTAGTAAACGGCGTTAAGCAACTCCAGAAGGCTATGAGAGAAGTAGAGCCAGAGCTGAATAAGCAAATGGCTAAAGATATTAAAACAGCGATGCTCACTGTTCGAGATACAGCACGTGGTTATTTACCACGCCAAAATGAAGTATTAAGCGGCTGGGGTAAGGGCACTGCCTCAGCTGAAACAATTAAATTTAGAGCATTCCCAGCATACGATTATTCTTTAGCAAGATCTTTAATTAAATACAATGCTGGCACAAATAGGCGCAATCGCAGTGGTTTTGCTGCTGCATTTTATGTAGCCAATATATCTGCACCTGGCGCAATCTTTGAAACTGCTGGCCGTAAAAACCGCAGAGGCTCATCTGACTCTGAAAGTCTTAACCCTAATGCTGGCATCCAGTTTATAGAATCTGCTGAATCAATTAGCCAGATGAAAGGCGAAGGCAAACAGCGAGGTCGGTTAATTTACAGAGCGTGGTTTGAGAAATCTAACAAGGTTATCCCTGCCGTGGTCTCTGCTATAAATACAGTCGCAACAGACTTTAATAAAAAAACACAATTAGGTAAGGCAGCATAGTGGCTAATTTAATTGTCAGCGCAGTCAGCACCTTTGATAATAAAGGATTAAAAAAAGGCCAAAAAGAAGTATCAGCATTTGAAAAACAGGTTAAGAATTTTGGTAAAGTATTTGTTGGCGTATTTAGCGCCACCGCATTACTTAACTACAGCAAGAAGGCTGTGCAAGCGTTTGCAGAAGATGAAAAGGCTGCTAAGGCTCTAGAAATACAATTACGTAATACAGGGTTTGCATTTGCAGCACCTGCCGTAGAAGATTACATAGGCAATTTACAGCGCACCACAGGCGTACTAGATGACCAATTACGCCCAGCATTCCAGCAATTATTGACAGTTACTGGCTCGATAACTAAAAGCCAAGAAGCATTAAATACAGCTCTTAACATTAGCGCCGCTACAGGTAAATCTTTAACCGAAGTTAGCGCCGCCTTAACACGTGGCTTCTCAGGCAATACCACAGGTTTAAGTAGATTAGGCGCAGGCATTAGTAAAACAACTTTAAAAGCTGGCAAGATGGAAGACATACTTGCGGAGTTAAATGCAAAATTTGCAGGACAAGCCTTAGCCCGATTAGATACCTATGCTGGCAAAATGGATCTACTTAAAGTTGCAGCTGAGGATGCAAGTGAAACTATTGGAAAAAGCTTACTCGATGCAATAAGCAAGTTAGGCAAAGATACAAGCATAGAAAGCCTAACCGAGGACATAGATGCGCTAGCCACAAGTATCGCAAGCGTTGTGAGTGGTGTTGGCGCTTTAATCAGCGTATTAAGCGATCTACGAAACGCACCTGGCATCAAGCAAATAATAGATGTTTTAAGATTTGGCAATTTATTTGATATGTTAAAAAAGTTGGACGAATTGACTCAACCTGCACCTACATCTAATTTTACTTATTCACTAGGTTCTAGCGCAACTAGAGACATAGAGCGTGCTAAAGAAGTATTAAGATTAAAGGCTGGCAATAAATTACGCCAAGATGAAATAAATAAATTAAAGGCAAAGGCTGAGTTAGATAAATTAGAAGAAAAATTTAACGTTGAGCGCATAGGCTTAATGAAGGCGCTAAGCGAGGCTACAGATGCTGAGACTAAGTTACGCATACAGGCAAAGATAGCCATACTAGACAATAATGAGGCTTTGGCTAAGAAATATAATGCTGAATTAGAAGCTAGTGCTGCTGCCAGAACTTTGGCCGATAGTGCTAACAATGCTGCTAACGCCCTTAATACTTTGCCTAGCAAGTACGATCAAATCTTTAAAAACATATACGAGCAATCAATCGCTTTGGGTAATGATGTTGCTGGGGCAAGGGCTATGGCTGGTATGAGTTCAAGATTACAAGCTGAAGCCGATGCATTTTTGGCAGGCACTGGCCGATACGCAGTACCAGGGCAATTACCATCCGCTGCCACAACGGCTGCCGCAGCAGCAGCACCTACAGTAGTGCCACAGGTAACAGTTAATACAGGCGCAGTATTAACTAGCGAGCAAGACCTAAGCATCTACATACAAAATGCTTTAGGTCAAATTACTAAACTTGGTAATGGAGCATTAGTACCTGCTGGCTCGATTGCTTTCCAATGACAGTACCAATAGTTAACGCTTATATTAACTTTTCTACTGGGCCAGCCTTTGCCCAGGCGATGATCTTAGATACTGGCATATTAGACGTAAACATATTAGAAGACTCAGCAGCCATCATTGTTGACGTATCAAATCAAATCAATTTTATACAAACCACCAGAGGCCGTAATGCTTTATTTGACCAATTTCAAACAGGCCAATTAACCTTACGCATAGTAGATCAAAATGGCGATTTTAACCCAACCAACCCACTAAGTCCTTACGCTCCCGACCTAACACCTATGAAAAAGGTGCAGATCACTGCAACCTATGGCGCTACGACTTATCCTATATTTTCAGGGTTTATTACAAGCTATGTTAATACTCAACCTAAAGATGCTACAGAGGTAGCCTATACAACCATACAAGCTGTAGATGCGTTTAGATTAGCCAACAATGCACAGATCACTACTGTGGCAGGTGCTAACGCTGGCGACTTATCAGGCACACGTGTAAATCAGATATTAGATCAGATCGACTGGCCAGCAACTATGCGTGATATTGATGCAGGTCTAACTACACTACAAAATGATCCAGGCACATTACGCACTTCACTAGGCGCCTTGCAAACTGTAGCCCAGTCAGAATATGGGGCACTATATGTAGATGCTAATGGGGAGTTTGTATTTCAAGATAGAGCTGTAACCGCTGGCTCAATAGGTGGCACAGTAACTACCTTTAATGACAATGGCACAGGCATTCCATACGCTAACGCCAACTGGAAATTAGACGATACCCTAATCTTTAACTCATCTACTGTTACTAGGACAGGTGGCACGCCACAGACTGCCATCAACCAGCCCTCAATCGATAAGTATTTTATCCATAGTTACCAGATCCAAGACCTGCTAATGCAGACCGATGCCGTAGCCCTAGATTACGCTCAGGCTTATACAGCCAGCCGTGCTGAGACTAGCGTAAGATGCGATTCTATCGAGCTAGATTTATACACAGACAATTACAACGCAGGCATAATTGCAGCCCTACAGCTTGACTTCTTTGATCCAATCAGGGTGGTTACTACCCAGCCAGGTGGATCTACCCTAGACAAGACCTTGCAGATATTTGGCGTGCAAAACGTCATTACACCCAACAGCTTTAGAGTGGTCTTTACGACCTTAGAACCTGTAATAGACGCTCTAATTTTAAATAACAATATCTACGGCACTTTAGACTATAATGTGCTCAGTTACTAAGGAGTAAAAATGGCAGCAGGATTAGGATTTAAGGACTTTGCAACGGGCGAGGTATTGACCGCAGCCGATGTCGATGGCTACTTAATGCAAGGTATCTGGGTGTTTGCTAGCAACGCTGCTAGGGATGCAGCTGTGACAGCACCAGCAGAAGGTAACTTTGCATTTACTAAAGACACTAATAGTTTATGGTATTACGATGGCGCAGCCTGGGTTAGTTCAGGCGCAACTGGTGATATTGAGGGCGTTACCGCTGGCGTAGGTATTTCAGGTGGTGGCACTTCTGGCACGGTAACAGTTACAAACTCTATGGCTACAGCCATTGATGCCAAGGGTGATCTTATTGTTGGTACTGGTGCAGATACATTTAGTCGATTAGCAGTAGGTGGCACTAATGGACATATTTTGCAGGTAGATTCTGGAGAAGCAACAGGAGTAAAATGGGCTGCACCCGCTGCTGCTACTTCAGGCTTGACCCTGATAACAAAATCGCCATTTACTACAGTTTCATCTCATTCAGTAGATAATTGCTTTACTTCAACTTATGCTAATTACAAAGTTTTAATTAAGTGGTCAGCAGTATCCGCTGACAATGTTGATTTAACTTTAAGATTAAGAGCATCTGGATCAGATACATCAACCAATTACAACTGCCAGCGTTTGTTCGCTTTTGCAACTACTGTTACCACAGATACAGACCCTTCTGGAAATGATGACTGGATTGCTGGAGTTGCAGATAAAGATTTTGCTGCAGTGCCATTTTTAGAGATGGAAATTGCATCGCCACAGGTAGCTACAACTACTTCAATGGTTTTAAGACAATATGGTTACACGACTGAGCAATTTTTGCACTTTGTTGGTGGCAGACAAAACAGTTCGACCCAATTTGACGGATTCAAAGTATTAGCCAACACAGGAACAATGAGCGGAACTGTTTGGGTTTATGGATACCAGGAGGCATAATGACAAAATTAAAAGCGAGTGAATTTAATGCTTTAACAAATGAGTTATCAGTAAGAGATTTGACTGATGATGAAATTGCTGCATTAGAAACCAAAGCTGTTGCAAAGGCTGAGAAATTAGCAAAAGCACAAGCCGAAGCCGAAGCAAAGGCACAAGCTAAAACTGCTTTACTTGATCGCCTGGGTATTACTGAGGATGAAGCAAAACTCCTTCTCAGCTAATGCGGCCTAAACTATGTGCAGCTGGTGTGCAGTTAAGAGATCAAGTTGATACGTGGTTTCCAGATAGGTGTACTAAAAGTCCAGAAGGATGGTTGGGCGATAGTCGTCACTCCGCCAGAAAATCGGATCATAATCCAGACGAACACGGGTGGGTCAGAGGTCTTGATCTTAATGCTCGGTTGGAGTCATCCGACAGCCTCGCACCTTATCTGGCTGACCAAATCAGAATCGCAGCCAAACAGGATCCACGCTTATCATACGTCATCTATAACGGGAGAATATGCTCAAAAATATTAAACTGGAAATGGCGTAAGTACAAAGGCATTAACCCACACAAGAAGCATATACACATTAGTTTTACAAAGTTAGGCGACAAAGATAGTAAGCCGTTCGATATACCACTAATAGGGGGCAAGATATGAAGATAAGCAAAAAACAGAAGGCAATACTAAAGTCATACGCACGTGGCGTATTGGTATCATTCTTAACATTCTTGGCAAGTAATGAATTAGGTTTAGACCCAGCGCTGTCTGTAGTAATTGCAGCACTCGCAGGGCCAGCAGCTAGGGCTTTAGATAAATCCGATATTGCCTATGGCATCGGTGCTAATGAAAAATGAGTCCTACAGAATGGGCTGGCTTTGGCGCTGGCGTTATGGCCGTGCTATCAGGCGGGCTAATAGGATTACGTTTTCTAGTTAAGGGCTGGCTTAATGAGCTTAGGCCGAATAGTGGCAGCTCGATAAAAGACGCCGTCGATAGAATCGACCAGAGAAGTTCGAGGCTGGAAAAGCGTGTCGATGATCTGTTTGTTTTAATTACTAAGTCATAATTTAATTATGGCTACTAAACGCAAACCAAAGAAAAAGCCAGTACGTAAGCGTAGGACTACTAAAGAGCCTGTACTTACTAAACTGGATTTCTGGGCAATAGCAGCTAATGAGGTTTATATGGCCTGCCGTAAGTCTGGAATGGATGAGGGCACAGCTCTAGCCTTTGCGATGGATAGGTCAAGTTATCCAGACTGGATCGTAGACACAAAAGATCCTATTAAGAATCCACTTGACGATTTCGATGAGGATGACGATTAAGCGTTGGCTAGTAATATCCGACCTACAGGTGCCCTATCATCACGAAGCAGCTGTAAAGAATGTAATCAAGTTAGCGAGGCGTGAGAAGTTTGATTCTGTATTGGTGGTCGGGGATGAAATTGATTTCCAGTCGATTAGTAAGTGGGCCGATGGCACACCTTTGGCTTATTCAGAAGACCTACACGCAGATCGTGAGCTATGTAAGCAGATACTCTGGGATCTCGGTGAGTACAGTCCAGAAATGCATATCATCCGCAGTAATCATACTGATCGCCTTTATAACACTTTATTAAAAGTACCTGGCTTAATTAATTTACCTGAGTTACAGTACCCAGCCTTTATGGGCTTTGCTGAGATGGGTATGACTTACCACAAGACAGCCTATGAATTTCACGATAATTGGTTACTCTGCCACGGCGATGAGGGCAATATGAGCCAGCACGCTGGAATTACCTCGCTTAACCTAGCCAAGAAATTTGGAAAATCAGTTTTGGCGGGGCACAGCCACAGGCTTGGTATGAGTGCCTATTCAGAGGGCGTAAACGGCTATTACAGGGCTTTATATGGGGTAGAGGTAGGAAACCTTATGGATCGTAAAAAAGCCTCTTATATCCGCTATGGAAGCGCTAATTGGCAGATGGGCTTTGCTATACTAGAAGCTAGTGGCAAGACCCTGACACCGACCCTGGTGCCAGTAAATAAGGATGGCTCATTTACAGCATTAGGCAAACACTATGGGGCTTAATACAGAGTACGCCGAGCGCACTATCGATGACCATATCGATGACCTCGAAGATATTAACGTTATCTAATCGTTATAATAAAACAGCCTTAAATAATCCACAAAGTCATACACAGGTGCAACACTATGCCTGTGCCACAAAGTATGTGGTCACAGATTGGGCTACAAATGACTCTGGAAATCGCAGTTTATTTATTTATAGGTTTAAGTATGGCGTATTGGCTGGTGCTAATGCGTATAGATGATATGAAGCAAACCCATTATTGGCGAGGCCGTAAAGACGGCTGGGATATGCACCGACGTATGATCCAAAACAAGATCAAAACCGATGAGGTATTTGACTATGACAAGAACTGAACAGCTGTTTGCAGATGTTGTTGAAACCCTACACAGTAGAGGCGCTGACTATGGCCATCCGATCGGAAATCATAAAAGAATCGCAGAGTTGTGGTCGGCTTATCTTGGCTATCCAATTCAACCAAACGAGGTTGCAATATGTATGTGCCTGGTCAAAATCAGCAGACAAGCTGAAGATCCACGAGTCGATGACAATTACACAGATGCGCTTGGATACATCGCAATCGCTAAAACAATAACCGAAGCGATGCAGGACGAGGATGGAGTGTGGACAGATGGCATTTAATTTAGCAGATTACGAAACAGTCGAAAGCCGACTAGAAAAGTTTTGGAAGGAGTATCCAGATGGAAGATTATCTACAAAGATCGAGCAGGCCACAGACACTAGATACATTGTTAGTGCTCAACTATTTAAGACGGAAGCCGACCCCCAAGCGTGGGCAACTGGCCTTGCTAGTGAAAGCATTAGTGATCGGGGTGTCAATTCAACTTCTGCATTGGAGAATGCTGAGACTTCAGCAATCGGCAGAGCGCTTGCAAATGCAGGTTATGCAGCTAAGGGCAAAAGGGCTAGCCGAGAGGAAATGACAAAGGTTGCAAGTTACTCACCACCAGGATCTAGGGCTAGAGCTGTAGAAGATGTGCTACGTCAATCATTTGCAGAAGATAAGCCGACTGTATGGAGTGTTGGTGATGCAATAGAAGCCATACCAGTTAATCCTAAAGCGCAAGAATGTAAACACGGAGGGATGATACTTAAAGAAGGTATAGCAAAAACTGGCAAGAGTTATTACGGCTATGTATGCAGTGCTGCAAAGCCTGACCAGTGTGAAGCTAGATGGGCAAAACTTACAGCTGCTGGATCTTGGTTCTTCCCTAGCGATAGTGAGGGAGGTGAGTAAATGGGATATGTTGAAATTATACGTGATGGGTTCACTCTACGTTTAGAAGATGATAAGCGAACCCTCACGCCATCGATTGACCTATGTGTAGCTTGTAATGACGACAGGCTAATACATTCAGGTAATTTCTTGGTTTGCACTCAGTGTCACTGTAGGCAATAAGGAGTTTATCATAATGCACCCACGTTTTAAATGTAACGGCTGCAAGCGTGATACCGAGTTTCTATGGCTTGATGAACTGGATACGCCAGAGGGATTTAAGGCTTATCAGTGTATGGACTGTGGTTGCGTTGGCATTAAAAATGTAGTAGAGGCTTTGCATATTCCAGACTCGGATATATGTAGATGTGATAAGTGTGGTGGTTGGAAGTTTGAAGCCGTGGTCTGCCACACTTGTCAACTGATTGGAGCAAAGTAATGCCTACATATGAATACAGCTGTAATGAATGCGGCACCTATGGATCAGTGCATCGATCATACGATGATGATAGTGCGCCTATGAGTTGTCCACGTTGTCACTTACAAATGAACAGAATTTATAGCGCACCTGGGCTTATATTCAAGGGTGGCGGATGGGGCAAGAATGCCTGAAGCCACAGCTGATGATTGGGCCAAACAAAACAAATTGCGCCAAGAATGGTTGGCTAATAATCCAGATGCTGATTACATAGGATGGACTTCTATATGACGACACGCTGTGTGACCTGCGGTTTTAATAATGGATTTGACAGCACGTGCTAGGCTCTAGTGAAGCAGTGGCTCACAAAGCCACAAGGCGAGCCCTACAGGGAAAGCTCGCAAGGTGCTGGCTAGTTGGGATCGCTGTATTCATAGTTAATCTTTGCTTTGTAAAGACTGATTCCGTTTCTAAGTTAAGTGATAAACCTAAAGTAATGATTACATTTAAAGAATATGCACGTTTAAAGATAGAAGATAATCAACAATACAAATGCTTAACAAAACTATGGGGTGCTGAAAGCGCCTGGAATGATAAAGCTGTAGGTAACCTAAATGGTAAGCAGAAGGTGTATGGAATACCCCAGGGTAAGTCAGAGTATCTAAGTAAGGTAGATGGATATAAGCAGATAGACTGGGGCTTATCATATATTGCAGCACATAGGCTGTATGGTTTAGATGATAAGGGTTATATCAATGCGTGTGCAGCTCTTAATCACTTTAAACTTAAAGGCTGGCATTAATGAGTGAGCGTGCTATCGGTAGTGGCAAATGGAAAAAGCTACGCATTACCATACTTGACAGGGATGGCTGGCAGTGCGCCGTTTGTAACAGACCAGCACACACAGTAGATCACATCATACCTAGAGTAAAAGGTGGTGATATGTGGTCACCTGATAACTTGCAATCTATGTGTAAGAGCTGTAATAGCAGTAAAGGTGGGCGTTTTTTTAGCAGCAAGGCGACCCCCCCTGTCTTTCTGAAACCTTCTCTCCCTGAGACGATTCGAACAGTGCCAGACTCACCATTTAATAAACCTGATACGCTTGATTTCGATGCAAAATGATACGGAAATAAAACAGACCTCACGAGGGGTCGGGCTAATTGGCAGCACTGAGCCTAGAATCCACACGCCTTTACTCAAAGGTCGCACAAAGTCGCAAGAGGTTGCCGATCTAGCTGAGAAAATAGGTTTGCCGTTAATACCCTGGCAACGTTGGGTGCTAGATGATCTGTTATCTGTAGATGATAATGATATGTGGATCAAGAAGACTGGGCTCATTCTTGTAAGTCGACAATCGGGTAAGACTCATCTGGCCAGAATGCTTATATTGGCACATTTATTTATCTGGGGCTCTAAGAATGTCCTGGGTATGTCATCTAATCGGAATATGGCATTAGATACATTTAGAAACGTTGCATTTACCATAGAGGACAACCCATTCTTAAAAGATCAAGTAAGGCAGATACGCCTGGCTAATGGTCAAGAATCTATTACATTAAAAAATGGTGCCAGGTATGAAATTGCAGCAGCTACCAGAGATGCACCTCGTGGCAAAACAGCAGACTTCTTATATTTAGATGAATTACGTGAATGGTCAGAAGAAGCATTTACAGCTGCATTACCAGTAACACGTGCAAGACCAAACTCGATGACTTTAATGACCAGTAACGCAGGTGATGGGTTTAGCACAGTGCTTAATGATCTTAGAGAGCGTTCATTATCTTATCCGCCAAAGACTTTGGGTTATTATGAATGGTCAGCACCACAGCATTGTAAAATACACGATAGAAAAGCTTGGGCTATGGCAAACCCCGCCCTGGGATATTTAGTAACAGAAGAAACATTGGAAGAAGCTGTAAACACAAACAGCATAGAAGCTACACGTACTGAGATGTTATGCCAGTGGATAGATAGCACTGTCAGCCCCTGGGTTTATGGATCAATCGAGCAGTGCAGCGATAGCAGCCTAGAGATACCTGTCGGGCCACAAACAATTATGGCGTTTGATATTGCACCTACAAGGCGATCAGGTGCTTTGGTTATGGGTCAAGTTAAAGATGGGAAGATAGCAGTCGGATTAGCACAGCTGTGGCATAGCGATATAGCGATAGATGAAATTAAGATGGCTAGTGACATAAATGAGTGGGCACGTAAGTACCATCCACACACAATCTGTTATGACAAGTACGCCACGCAAACTATTGCTACCAGATTAGAGCAAAGCGGATGGCGGATGGTCGATGTATCAGGCCAAGCGTTTTACCAGGCGTGCTCAGACCTTGCCGATGGCCTGGCTAATAATCGAGTAGTCCATTCTGGGCAGGCAGAGCTAGTACAGCATTTAAATAACTGTGCCGCTAAGACTAATGATGCTGGCTGGCGCATAATACGTAGAAAATCGGCTGGCGATGTTACAGCCGCCATATCACTAGCGATGGTTGTAAGTCAATTAACTAAACCTCAACAAACCGCACAAATTTTTGTCTAATTTGCACCACTAGTCCGATTTATGGTATAAAGTACCTATATGGGTCTATTGTCTGCTTTGGGTATAAACAAAAAAACGGAATCTGTCCAAGCGCAATACGCCCCTGCCATTATGGACACAGCTTATGGCTATGGTTCATTTACAACTGGTGTTGGTAATTTTCCTGGTGGATTAGATCGCAATTATGCAATGCAAGTACCAGCTGTCAGCCGTTGCAGAAATCTTATTGCTGGTGTAGTTTCATACCTGCCATTAAAACTTTACAAAAAGTCTAATGGTGAGGTGTTGGGGAACCCTCTTTGGATAGACCAACCAGACTATCGGCAACCTAGATCCGTCACCATTTCTTGGACTGTCGATAGTTTGCTATTTTACGGCGTTGCTTATTGGCGTATTACAGAATTATATGCAGACGATTTAAGACCATCACGATTTGAGTGGGTTGCTAACAATCGAGTTACATTTACAACAAATAAATTTGGCACAGAAGTTGATGCTTATTTTGTTGATGGCGTTGCCGCACCGATGAGTGGCATTGGTTCGCTTATCACATTCCAGGGTTTAACACAAGGCGTATTACAAACTGCAGCACGCACAATACAAAGCGCATTAGATATTGAAAAGGCCGCAGCTGTATCAGCTCAAACCCCAATGCCATCTGGTTACATTAAAAACACTGGAGCAGATTTACCAGAGCAGCAAGTATCAGGATTATTAGCACAATGGAAGCAAAGCCGACTAAATAGATCTACAGCATATTTAACTTCTACTTTGTCTTACGAAACTACAGGCTTTAGCCCTAAAGATATGATGTACAACGAAGCACAACAATATCTAGCAACACAAATTGCCAGAGCGATGAACGTGCCAGCGTATTACATTTCAGCAGATATGAATAACAGTATGACCTATCAAAACATTATTGATGGTCGCAAAGAGTTTGTTGCTTATTCATTACAGCCATTTATCTGTGCTATTGAAGATCGTTTATCAATGGATGATATTACGCCAAGAGGCCACGTAGTTAAGTTTGCTATTGAAGAATCGTTTTTAAGAGCTGACACAATGAAGCGCCTGGAAGCACTAGAGAAAATGATTAACTTAGGTTTAATCGATGTTGAAGATGCCAAAGAAATGGAACAAATGACACCTAACGGGAAAGAAGTAGAAGATGATACTTACATTCAGTAGTCATATAGAGAGCGCCGACAATGAGCGCAGAGTTATTGCTGGCAAGATAGTGCCATTTGAAGAAGTAGGCAATACCTCAGTAGGTAAAGTGGTTTTTGCTAAAGGCTCTATCGAGATTGGTGATCCAGGCAAGGTCAAGATGCTTATGCAGCACAGCCCAGAGCGCCCTATCGGCAGGATGCAAAAATTTAACCAAGCAGAAGATGGCATATACGCATCATTTAAAATCAGCGCATCAATGCAAGGCCAAGATGCCCTAATACTTGCAGGCGAGCAGTTAATCGATGGCTTATCTGTTGGAGTAGACGTGAACAAGTCAATCCAGAAAAAAGATTATCTATATGTAACAAGTGCAACCCTTAAAGAGGTAAGCCTTGTTGAAAGCCCAGCGTTTAGCGCTGCGCAAGTAACTAAAGTTGCTGCTAGCGAAAGCGAAGCAGAGGACACTAATCAACCAAAAGAAAGCGAGGCTCCTGTGGAAGATTTAGCAACAGCGCCACAAGAAGCAAAGGCAGAGGCTGCTACTCCTACAGTAGAAGCTGCTCGCCCAGTAATTACAGCACCACTAATTCAGACATCTATCCGCACACCTATCACATCTATGGCTGCTTATACAGAGCATAAGATCAAGGCTGCATTAGGTAACGAAGATTCAAAACTATACGTAACAGCTGCAGATGATTCATTTGCAACTAACCCAGCATTCAACCCAACACAGTACCTAAGCGAGTTTGTAACTAACACACGCTTTGGCACACCAGCAATCGATGCTTGCTCACAAGGCACCCTACCAACAAGTGGTATGTCTATTTCAGTACCTTCATTGGTTACAAGCGTTGGTGGCGGATCAGGTGTTGCACCAGAAGTAACTGTAGAAGCAGAAGCTGGCGCAGTACAAAACACAGGTATGGAAACTCAGTACCTAACTGGCACAGTATCTAAGTATGCTGGTATGAACACACTCTCAGTTGAATTACTAGAGCGTTCAGATCCAAACTTTTATGCAGAGCTTACAAAGCAACTTGAGTACGCATACTTAAAGCGCCTAGATCAGACTGTATTAGCAGCTTTGATCCAAGCAAGTGCTAATGGTACAAATACAACTGCAGACCTTGATGGTATTGTTGCATTCGCAACAGAAGGCGCACGTACTATCTACACAAACACAGGTTACTTCGCACAGAATTACATCGCTAACCCAGCACAATGGGGTGCGTTAATTGGTGCGCAAGATACAACAAAGCGCCCAGTATTTAATGCGCTACAACCTATGAACGCTGCTGGTCAAGTTGGCCCACAGTCAATCCGTGGATCTGTATTAGGTCTTGATCTATACATAGACAAGAACTTCACAGCTACTACATTTGACGATGATTCAGCGATCATTCTTGCACCTGAGGCATTTACTGTATATCGCTCAGCGCAAAACTTTATGTCTGTAAACGTAGTTTCAAACCTACAAGTACAGGTTGCTATCTACGGATATATGGCAACAATCGCCAAGATGCCTAACGGAATCTTGAAGTTCAAGAAGACCTGATAAGACCCGTTAATCAATAAGTAATCCCCTGGGGTTTAGTAGCCCTAGCCCTGGGGGAGTTTTTAAGAAAGGAATACAATGCCAGCCGTCTACGTGACTACAGCTGAATTACGCTCGAATCTTGGAATTGGCACTTTGTATACCGATGCAACAGTAGAAGAAGTTTGCCAAACTGCAGAAGATTTAATTAGCCAAT